TGTTCTAGTTGGTGTTATAGTTACCGATGGTGTCACCGAACTAGTTGGCGTTACTGAAGGTGTTGGTGTTCTAGTTGGTGTTATAGTTACCGATGGTGTCACCGAACTAGTTGGCGTTACCGATGGTGTTACAGTTACCGATGGTGTCACCGAACTAGTTGGCGTTACTGAAGGTGTTGGTGTTCTAGTAGGTGTTAAGGATGGTGTTGGTGTTATAGAACTAGTTGGAGTTATTGAAGGTGTAACTGAACTTGTTGGTGTTATTGTATTGGTTGGTGTTACTGTCGGTGTTTGTGTTCTAGTAGGAGTTACAGAACTAGTTGGTGTTACCGAAGGTGTTGGTGTTCTAGTAGGCGTTAAAGACGGTGTTGGAGTTATAGAACTGGTCGGTGTAACAGATGGAGTCTGTGTTCTAGTAGGCGTTACAGAACTAGTTGGCGTTACCGATGGCGTTACAGTTACCGATGGTGTCACCGAGGAAGTGACAGACGGAGTAACAGTAGGAGTCTGTGTTCTAGTAGGCGTTATTGATGGTGTTACTGTAACTGATGGGGTTGGTGTTATTGACCGTGTTGGAGTTACAGACGGTGTTACTGAACTGGTTGGTGTTACTGTCGGTGTTTGTGTTCTAGTAGGCGTTACAGAACTGGTTGGTGTTACTGTCGGTGTTTGCGTTCTAGTGGGTGTTACTGAACTGGTTGGTGTAACAGTATTGGTTGGTGTTCTAGTTGGTGTTACAGTTACCGATGGTGTCAGCGAACTAGTTGGTGTTACTGTTGGCGTTTGTGTTCTAGTAGGGGTTATAGTTACTGATGGAGTTACTGATGTTGTGGGAGTAACTGTATTGGTTGGAGTTGGTGATAGAGTTACAGAAGGTGTAACAGAACTGGTGGGGCTTAGTGTTGGTGTTTGTGATGGTGAAGGAGATACTGCACAAACTCTTCCTGCACACAATGAAGGAGTCTCTGGGTCTGATCCATTAAGTGCAGCAAGGGCACACCAATCTGGCTGAGCAGTAAAGTCGCAAAATGGACATGGGCAAACAAAGGGGTCACAATCCCCTGCTCCGAATTGACCGCAACAAATCGGAGCGCCTGGACATATTACTCTGATAATATCTCCACCAGTAAATGTTATCGTGTACGGCGGCCCATTGCACGCATCTGTGCTGCACGGATTGTTTGGTGTAATTACTCCACCATTCTGAGCGTTGTAACCGCAACAGCCAGGACTTAGTACAATCTGCTGAACGCAGCAATCACAGCCTGCTCCCAAACACTCGCAGTTGAATGTGACCGACACATTGCAAGTTGCCACCAACGATTGTTGATCGCTTGAGTCGCCTGATGTATTGTCTGTGTTTAGTCCAGCGTTTAATGCCCTGAACTGAAACTCTGGGCAGTCGGTGTTGCTGCGTTCCATGTGGGTCCAGAAATAGACCCCCAAGTAATCATCTCCATTGTTACCGATTACTTTGCCATCAATGTCAGGAACATCTAAGGTTATTTCGTACTTTTTCCAGTAGTTCTCCAACTCCACAGGAACCAATGGGGAATAAACTGGATCGCTAGTGCCAGAACCAATATTATAGTCTAGACCGTCACATCCCGATATACCGCTTGTATCGGTGGCTTCAAGTTCAATGCCGTAGTTCTCTGAACACAGACCTACGGTGTATACCGGCCGACAAGTTGCCGATTCTTCTTCTCCCTGATAGAATCCAACGCATACACTATCCACATAACTTTCGTCCATTGGAAGCGTACCAACACCACATCCTGTACATGGGAATGGGGTAGGAGTCACAGATGGTTGTGGGGTTGGGCATGGAGTTCTAGACGGACTTGGAGAAGGAACAATCCCACTACTAGTGCTTGGTGTCGGAGTTGTTGTTGGAGTGGGAGAAGTTGATTTAGTTATCGAAGGTGTTACTGTTACGGACGGAGTAACTGAACTACTTGGAGTCACAGTTACGGTGCTTGTAGGTGTATTTGTTGGTGTTACTGTAACTGAACTACTTGGAGTCACAGTTACGGTGCTTGTAGGTGTATTTGTTGGTGTTACTGTAACTGAACTACTTGGAGTCACAGTTACGGTTGGGGTAACTGTATTGGTCGGTGTTTCCGAAGGTGTTGGTGAAATAGAAGCAGCAGGTGTATTTGTTACAGTAGGTGTAACTGTTGAAGTTGGAGTTATTGACGGAGTTACTGTTACCGATGGTGTTACAGTTACTGACGGTGTTACTGTACTAGTTGGTGTTACCGATGGCGTTACAGTTACCGATGGTGTTACAGAACTAGTTGGCGTTACCGATGGCGTTACAGTTACTGACGGAGTTACTGTACTGGTAGGTGTTACCGATGGTGTTACTGTTACCGATGGAGTTACTGTTACCGAGGGCGTTACTGTCTCACTAGGTGTTACTGTTACCGATGGAGTTACTGTTACCGAGGGCGTTACTGTTACCGATGGCGTTACTGTCTCACTAGGTGTTACAGTTACCGATGGCGTAAGAGATGGAGTAGGACTTAGAGAAACCTCTGGCGTTACTGATGGAGTTGGTGTTGCTGTAGCAGTTTCCGAAGGTGTTGGTGAAATAGAAGCAGCAGGTGTTGCAGATGGAGTAACACTTGGACATGGCGCTCCAGAGCAATTCGCAAACTCAGCGATAAGTGTAGGAGTAAGGCCACTCCCGTTGCAGAGTAAACACATACAGCATCCTGCGGGATCGTTCGCTACTCCACCAATTGAACACAACTGAGTTGGATCACCAAAACAAGTTGCTGGCGTTCCACCACAACCCTTGGCTTGAACCTCTGCAAATGGAACTATAACTGTTCCGCGATCACAGGCATTAACATTCTCAGGTTCAAGTCCTGTTCCAATCACATAAATTGGAGCAGTACTGCCTGGATTATTGCAGTCTACGCATCCTTCCCATCGCGCCCACAGTATAGTTTTCTCACTACATCTTGCACTAGCACCGCAAAGGCACTCGTATGCAATAACCAAATTACATCCTGGCGCCGCCGCTGCTCGGAGAGAGACAGTAGCGTTTGCAGCATCAGCATCAATGACTGATCCTGTTATGGGTTCGCGCTTTGAAAAGTTTGTGCCAAAGTCTTGCTTTAGACCCACATAGATCAGATTGTTGTCTTCTGAACCATGAGAACCTTTTGCCCAGAACGAAAGCGTTGCTTTCTTGCCAGATAGAGTGTTTACGCCTGGAATTTTCTGATGCAGATTAAAGTAGGTACTGGTATCGGGTGTAACACCGTCTGCGTGACCCTCAAACTCCACATAGTGCTTGCTGCCGTTGTTACCTACTACCGTGGAACTGCGAGGATTAAACTCTGTTTGTCGTACACCACCGTAAACCGTTGCTCGTGTATCGTATGAGGTTTCCCATACCCAACGATCAGCGGTGTGTCGTGTGCAGCATCCTAGAAACTCTTTACCTCTTTGCCAAACTGCAAAGTTTCCGTTGATGATGTGATTCTTTACCTTGCGTTCGTAAGAAGCATCACAGCAAGCGCCTTCAATATCCGCAGGTGAAGTGGAAAATGCTCTGATTAGAAATCTAACTTTGGTGTACGGTTCTCTTGGGTCCAGATCAGAAGAAAATACGCTGCCCGCGGCGATATCAGAACCTGCTTGTAGATCGGTGGAAGTGTATGTGCCTATGGAGTCTGTGAATCTCTCGATACCAAACAATGTTTTCTGATCCATGTTTGGTACGCGAAATACAGTAGCGTCATCTGAGCCTTCGTTAAACAGATATCCAATCTTCTGAAACAGATCAGGATAGTCACCTGTCAGATACGAAGAGCCGTCGCAGAGCAACCATCCTGCAATATCATCGTATGGAATTGGACCTGTTTTACGAGCGTAAGGCTTAATCGTACCAACAGGAACAATGCTGCTGATATCAACATTGCAGTCAGCATCGTATGTGTATCCAAGATAGTTGGTAACAACACCAGTAGTGCTAGTCTTTGCAACCAAGACTGCCTTGATTACCGAAGACACACCGTTGGCAACTCTAGTGGTAAGACTTCCTGCAACGGCATTTGATAGAAAGTACACTTCACCTGGCGCAAGAAGAGGTGTAGTGATGCCGTTAATTTCACCGCCTAGCACAACATCGTAGTACACAACATTGTCAGGAGCATCGCACGGAGGAGTCTGTAGTTCCACTACACCCAATGCTTCTGCCGTTTCTATTGAAGAAGCAATGGCCTTTACCCAAGTTTGGGTTGCGTCATCCCACTTAACAACCGCTCCAGTAAAGAACGGACTTGAACCACTAGGTCCAATGTCCTCTGCTGGCCCAGTTATACCTCGCAGACGAACGCTGCGTCCACCCAATGAGGTATCGTATAGGATGCCGTTTGCGCTTTTACCCATGTATGGTTGCTCTTATACCGCGTCCCATTCCAGTTGACGGTTCAGATACTGTAGTTCTTCTGGCCTGTAAATATCGCAATCACAGTCATAGGTAAATGCCAAGTATGCTGAGTTTTCGTCCACGGTGTCTATGTTCACAGTAAATCCCTTTGCTGTAATGGATGTTGTGTCGATATCTATGCCACTAAATCCTGTATTTCCAGTTCGGAATGATGAGATAATTGCTCGTGGTTGCTTGCAGATCTTTTCGCGCTTGAAAGCAGTTTCGTAGACAAATGGCCCGCCGCGATCTCCCAAAAACTCTCCGCGACCCACACATGAGTTTGTCTCGTAGTACGCTTGGCATTGCTCTACCAGTTCTATACGATCTGGCTTAACGAAACCAGTAAACTCGCTGCCTGTCTGTAACTGAAACTGAGCAAGGTGCAGCATATCGGTATTGCTGAACGAGAACGGGAACACCGACACGCACGGTTCACACATGGAGTTTTCTGTACACTCTACCGTTCCAAAGTCTTCTCCAAGACGATCACGGGGAGGAATTTCTGCTTGACTGTACGCACGGCAGTATCCGTTGCTGAGATGAGTCCACAACTGCAATGCCAGATAGTCTGTTCCGCTGTTTCCAATGTACCTGTTGTTAACGCTAGGTACTCTGAACACAACTTCATACTGTTGCCATTCAGATGTTAGTTGTATAGCGACAAACTCAGAGCATTGGTCTTCAGTAACTCCACATTGAGTGGTTTCAAACTGACTAAAGTACTCTATGGCATCGTATGAAATGAACTGACCACCTGCTGCCGCGCAGTCGTGAACCGTTGAATTCTCTGTACGGGTATGCGAGACATAGAAAGCGCCACTTTCTCCTACAGTTGTTGAACCGATGGTTACTGTACAACAAATGCCCAAAGTGTTTGTTGGGTCGTAATTTTGAGGAACGCTCATACCGTTGCAGGCTTCCGTTACTGTTCCGATTCTAAACGAAACTTCCTCGCATCTACAGGCTGGACTAGCAGACAAGTCAGAGAGAATGTGGTTGTATATTGCAGCAACAACATCTGAATTAAGAGTAGAAACTGCTCCAGTAGAGTACTGCTCGAACATAGAGAAGTGGGACGCAGAAAGAGGAACTGCTACTCTAGTTGTGCTTGATGTGCTTCCAGGCGCAACGGCATAGTGTCCAGTACTGGTTTGTGTTGCTTCGCATGGATCAATCGCTTCAGAACTATAGATTTCAGAATCAGCGACTGCTATGGACTTGATTATGCCAGTACAGTTTGTGCAATACGGTGACGGTACGCAGTCTACGGTCACGATTACTGAAACGCTCTGATTTGTTTCTGAGTTTACAGTATCTGTTCCTGCCACAACAATATCAGCAGCAACTGCTCGGAATGCCTCTGCTTTAGTGTTTGTGGTGGTTTGCGTGTTTTTCAAAAACACATCAGGAGACAGAACTTCTAAACCGCTTTCGTCTGCAAGAGTTGCAGCAACTGGATATTTGCCTGGAGGAGCAGACACAACAGGAAGACCAATTGCAGGAGTGTCATCAATATAAGTGATACTCTTGCCTAGTACCTCTGCAACCTGTTTGGTATCTGGCGCATTTATGAAATCGCTGACTGCACCAACAGAACCCTTTGCAGATGAGTCTGCGCTGAATGTTTCGCTTGATGCTGTTCCGCTGACTCCTTCGTATCCGTGGTTCCATCCAACATACGGTCTTGGTACATCAGGAACACCTACGAAAAGACTGCCAGATATAGCAGGATACGACAACTCATCACTAATCTTTGAGTTTATAGCAGCAATGCCTATGGGTGCTTGATTCTCTTCACCAACATACCAGGCAACTTCTGACGAACCCACCGCTGCTGATCGTAAAAGATTCGGAGTAGACTCAGGAACATCGTATCCAAAATGCTGCTTCAGATTCAGATAAACCGTACTGTTTCTACCTAATCCTGAGCGTGCCCAAAACGATAGACATACCGTTTCGCCAGACAATGACTTAACATCACCTATGCGATTTTCAAGAACGCAATACTCTAGTGAGGTGTCTGCTCCAGGACCGCTGATATACGATTGGTATTCCATGTAATGCGATGGAAACTGCTTCAGCAATGAATCTGGCAGAGATGCATCAATCTGAGCAAACGATTTGCGCTTGCACACACCAACATACGCAGAAGGAGAATCTTCTCCCGTACCAGTTGCTCCGAATGGGTCTGGACAGTATCCAACCTTTCTAAACCATCTGTCTGCTGTATAGCGATTCAAGTCTGCAAGTTGATCTGATCCAGTTAGTTGTTGTGGAGCAAAATCAGTTCCTCTTTGCCATACATCGAATGATCCATTAACTGCCCAGTTTCTGATTGCTCCACCTGCACCATTGCAGGTTTCTATGTTCACATATCGTTCTACTGCTTTGTATCGGATGTAGAAGTTTGCATGGTATGCTGCTTGTCTATTCTTGTCCGCAGATACACTTGCAAATCCAGTTCCTGCTCCAACATCTGCACCTTCTCCAGGCAGCAACTCAACATCCGCATCGCCTCCTTCAGTTGGAGGTGATATACCAGTTGCAGAACCTAGTAGAATGCTTCTTTGTGTAGAGAAATCGGGAACTTTGAATGTGCTTGGACCTCCAGTTCCTATACCGTAGGCGTATCCGATCACTCCAAACAGAGCAGGATACTCAGAAACAGGATGCGACGAACCATCACAGAGCAGCCAGCCTTCTAAGTCAGTTGGTTGAGGCAATCCACCTGGCACTATCTCTATGGTGCCTACTGGAATGATGTTTTGCACAAATGCAACGCATCCTTCCGTATCCTCGACATATCCTCTGTAGTTCACTACTAGAGCGTCGATCTCACCCGAAGCATTAGTGCCGAGAGTTACCAGTATTGGTTTTCTTACCTTTGGTTCGTCTAGGTCTAATTCTGGCGGAGTTTCAGTCAGGACGCCTGGAGTATCGCTGATGAAGTAAACTGTGTTTTCTGCAACAGTTCCAACTGGACCAGTAACCGCAGTTGCGATTGGTAGAGATATCGTGCCTCTGTACACAACATCGAATCTGTAAGCATCTTTTACATCTACCACACCAACTGCTTCAGAAGAGCCAGTTAGATTTAGATACAACCAATCCGAAAGTTTCCACTCAGATTCAGTACCGTCAAAGTACACTACCTGGCCTGTGGTAAATCCGTGCCCACGGCGACGATAGTTGTCCCTAGAGCGAATAGTATCAGGAGCAAATCCTTTGGATAACTGAAATGCGCTCTTATCCATTACGGCACTTCCTCCCAAGCGCATACCCAACTGGTTCCGCAATACGGATCATTTGGACAATCTGTTTCATACAGATCGCAGTCCATCTCGTATTCGATGTACGCAGCGCAAACGCTCTGTTCTACCGTGGTTGGAGTCACTTCCAAATTTAACACCGCGCTTTCCTGATTGAAACAGTCTACTGTAAGTGTATCTAGGGTGCATCCTGTTACTCCGTCAGTATCGTAGTAACCTTGAATCTTCACGCACGGTTCTCTGAGAGTACGCTTTGGAACCATGTATGTAAGGGAATCGTAGAAATTTGTCGGCGATGCTGTGGTATTTGTACTACCACCCATAGCAAAGTATCCGTCTTTTTCAAAGAATCGCTGACACTTCTTTAACTCTTCCAAGTAGTCGGTTTCCTGAAACGGTACTGAAGTTTTGCCACGGATCAGTTGCACTCCTGTAAGATGAACAACACCTTCGTAGTTAAAGTCTGCGTCAAACAGTACAGGCAAGCAGCAGTTGGTTACACACTCAAATGGCTCTCTTGGAGTTGGGGACGGAGTTGGTGTAACTGGACTAGAAGTTGGTGTTGGTGTAACTGGACTAGAAGTTGGTGTTGGTTGTGGAGTTCTACTACTAGTCACCGATGGAACAGGAGTTCCAGATTCGCTTGGACTAGGACTCGGTGGTGTAGATTCTGGCGGTGGAGTTTCTGTTGCTGTTGGAGTTGGTGTTTCGCCACCACCACCAGGCGGACATCCCCATTTTCCGTCTGCACCACAACTACAACAAGCACACAAAGCATCCGCTACTTCATCATCAGTTAGAGTACCATCACCGGCAGCACATCCGCAAGAACCATTTTGCAGGGCACCTTGTGTATGAATTCCTCCTGCAACAGCATTAGAGCAAATTGAATTTGGATTTCCCGGCGGCGCCGCTATATTCCAGTCAGGATCAGAGATTACAGACTGAAGACAAGCACCATCATATACAATACCTCCAGTATTATCAGAACAGCAGTACTTGCCTGGTAGTACTGGACAGTCGGGATTCTTTATGACCCATACTCTAAACTCTACACCACAGCGATCAGTAGGATTAATGACTGTGAATCCGCCTGGTTGAGGAAGGGTCACAATGCAGCCTGGTTCAGATCCAACACATATTGTTTGACCAACATCGACTGTTGTACACGCACAACATCCAATACCTCCGCTCGCAGATGTTCCGCACAGATCGCCTGGTTCACATATACCACATTGCCAAATACCACATGATGAGTAATACCTTACCGCTTGAAATTCTACGCAGAGAGGATCGCATCCGCTTGCAGGTGGAACCCCATCCCCATTACCCCCTCCTGGACCAAGAGGCAGAGTATCCGATTCTGGCGGAGGAGTAGCAATCACATCCCATACTTCAGGATTTGGAGTGCCTGTACACGCTCCTGCAAAGTACATGGTCCAAAACTGAACACCCAAGAAACTGTTCGAGCCAATGTATCCGTCTGCTGGCTTTGATTCCTGTACTGGAGGAATGTCCAGTTCAATTTCGTATTTGCGCCAGTTGGCACTAGAGTCTAGTCCTATCTGCACAGGAGCAGAGTACGCATCATCCAAGATGCCTCTGTTTCCTGCAAAGTGTTGACGAAGTGTTAGGTAGATTGATCCAGTTACGGTTCCTCTTGCCCAAAAACTCAGAGTAACCGTTTCTCCGCTGAGAGTTCTTACATCTTCAATTCTGTTTTCCAGATAGTGATAGGTTTCTCTATCTTCTATCAATCCTGTGGACGGATCAGTTACTTCGTAAGTCACATCACCAACGACATTTTCTGCACTCATCAAGGTTCCTTGAAACTGTGCGTAAGATGTAATGTCGTCTTGCAGATCAATGGCAAGATTGTCTTGACCTGTTGATTGACCAGGCGCTAGAGGAACAGGAAACGAGCCAGGATTATAGCGTCCGTACTTGACACCCTTTTTCAACAGATGGTATGAGCCTAATGTGGGAGGCTCAATAGGAGCAGACACGCTGAAATCTTGAAACCACCTGTCTGCTGTGTATTGTGGTTGTACTGATGCCGATTGGATGGTTCTAGAGAATTCTTTTCCTCTCTGCCACACCAAAAACGCACCGTTTACAACCACATTGTCGTTTAGACCAACAGGAACAACGGCAGAGCAACATTCGTTTATGAAACTACCGCAATCAACTGCCTTGGTCTTTATGGCAAACACAACCTTAGTTGCGTCTGCACGGACATCTACGGTTGCGCTGAAGTCTGTACCGCTGGCAACATCAGAACCAGTATTCAGTTCTGCTGTATTTGATCCGCTGTAGTCACCCAACTCATACTGTACTTGTGGATTTGAGTCCCAAACTTCGATGGTTCCTGCGCCCTTTACTGTTCTGTTTCTCAGGTTAGGAACAAAGAACAGCGAGTCCACGCCTGGTAGAAACGGCGCTCTTACCTTTACAGAGTACTCAACGCCTTCTGTATAACTGGTAACGCCTGGAATCGGATTAGAGGTATCGTGAATGACTCGCAGAGTGTTTTCGTCTACAATCGCGTCAATGATTACTGCTCGTTCTTGACGAGAAGTGCTAGACTCCAACTTAATGTTGAGCGGTTCGCCTATGATTGCAACGCTAACATCAATGCCTTCATCTGAGAAGTCGAGAAGAAAGTATCCATCGTTTGCTCTGCCGTCCCCTGAAGGTGCATCGGTATCAACTGAAAACTTTGCAGGCACACGAACGCTACCACCAATGGCATTACCCAACTGAGAGTACTGTGCAGTTGTGCATAGTCTTCCGTCACAGACAATCCAAGACTCAGGAACGCTCTCTTGCATGAAAGCACCGATAGCACCAACCTTCTGCACATCCTGTATACGAATAAACTCGTCTGGCAAATGTTCCATTGTGCTACCGATGTAGTTAACCACTACTGCACGGGTGCTGTCCAAGCCAATCAACATTGGCTTTACCACGGTCATTTGCTGCTTGCCTCCAAACTCTAGAGGACTTTTAGCAATGAGTTTGCCTTCTTCGCCTGGAAACGGACTCAGGTAATACACACCACCTGGCGTGTATGTCTGTGGTACTGAGTCGGTTCCCGTGAGAAACGAATTCTGATCGTAGTCTAGATCAGTTGTATCGGGGATAGTGATTTCTCCACGAAACACCACGCTGAAGAAATGCCTAGGATCGTTGCATTCTGTTTCTGTTTGGGTTCTGTGATCGAAAGCATACGATGGAATTGCTCTGCGCTGATAGTCAGCGGATGCCAGGGTGTCATCGCTGCCTCTGTAGCCAGTATGACTGATTACACCAATCGCTTCTGCATTAATGGTATCGCTTGCAGATGCCAAGACCCATTCTGTACCATTCCAACGCACAACATCTCCAAACTGGAATGTGTGATCCCGTTGGTAAATCTTGGTGCGTCGGTATGCTCTACCGTCCCAGTATGCTCTATGAAACGCGCTTACACCCATATTGGAAACCTCACTCTATCTATTATGGCCAAGTCGATAGTGCTACACGCTTCCAACTGTTTGTACCGATGCAGATGTAAAGATGTGTACTGTCTGCTCTGATTTCGCCTGCTACTCCAGTACTTGTGGTAGTGGTAGGAACTGCTGTACTAGGCAATCTCAGCGCGGAGTTTTCCCACATCTGTGTTGTGGCATTCCAATGAAGCACTTGTCTGTCTGTGACCTGATCTACACCTGTGATGGGAGCATCAACATCGCGGAGATCGTCAATACGAAGTACTGGATTCTCTTGGAAGTAGTCTCCATTCACCACGCCCTCGTAGTTGGTGACTAGCAACTGAGAAGCGTTGACTGCCAGAGCAATAGGCTTACGAATGTATCCCACATCAAGTGGTTCGCAATCCACTAGCGTTCCACCTGTGATTGGATTCAAGAAGTATACCGATCCTGGCGTAATTGCTGCTAGACCGCACATTCCTGAGGTCCAATCAATCAGATTGCCAGTTGCAACTAGCCATCCTTCTGAGGAAGGAGAACCACCGCCGATGCTGCAAGCACTTCCTCCACCAGTAACCAGTTGTACGATGATTCCTAGTACTTCTGCGTTGTCTCGGGTATCTGCACTGGCAAGGAAAACCTCTCCAGTAGAGTCAATACCAACAACATCACCAACATCAAAATCTGTGTAGTTTTGAGCGCCTGTTACAGGTACAAAGATTCTGTCTTGCTGAGAATGATCTATTACACCAAACTCATTGCTTATGACAACGCTGTTTGGAGAAGTTCCACCGTTCGCAGAGAACTGCGGCGAGCAAGACAGATTGTGAATGTAGATGCCACCGCATGGAAGAATGCTGAGAGCAGGCACATAACCAGTACTACCGTCTACAACTCCACCTGTAACAAATCCAAAGTTCAACAGTCCGTTGTCAGAAGCGTCTAAGCAATGTGATCCAGTAACAGTAGTTGCGTCTGTAAACTGGTTAAGTCTCCAGTAGTTGTGTGATCCATTAGAATTGTTTGCGTAGTTTGTGCTTGCAGCAATATTCAGAGGAGTCAGAGCATGGTAGTTGCTGTCTATAGTAAGGTTCTGATTCAAAGTCCATGAATCTGTTCCATTCGCCCATAGGATTGTTTTGTCTCCCTCAGAAGACTTCAGGATGATTCCACCACCGTTTACATCAATATCGGTGCCTGCTTGTCCGCGAATAGCAGTAATGGTAAAGGTTACACCGCTGCGAGTAGTGTATGCCGCTCCCACTTCAAACGGAACATCGTTGAATGCTCGTAGTTTAAGAGTTGCTGTGCTACCAACAATGTTGCTGACCTGTAGTAGCGTTGCGCGAGAATATTCGGTGCCTGTTAGTTCTGGCTGTAGCGAGGTTCCTACATCGTCGTTGTGGATCAGTTGTCCACCGCCATCGGTGTCTGCTGAATTGTATCCAGGACCTCTGTTCAGATAGTCGCCAGTAACAAAGTCATACGCTTCAGTACTGTATGTGGTGTCTCTTGCGTATGTGTTGTATACCGTGTGGTTCTGAACTACCAGTTCGCCGGTTATTCCAAAGTAAGAATTACCAGGCGTTGTGCCGTCTGTTTCACTACCGCTGACTTCATAGTAGTACGAGTCTCCATCAGGATCGTGACTCATACCAGTTACTAGATTTGCAGCAGTACCCGACACAAGAGTGATATCAAACTCCATGAATGGAGTTGCGCCCAGTTCAATAGCCTTGTCGTCTATGGTGAGTTTGGTTGCATTAATCTCCATTGCGGGAGATTCAAAGTAAACCTTACCAGTAAAGCGGTGGTCGCCCGCGACCGTAAACGGCAGCAGATTTTCTGCCTTTACCTTGAAGAGACTTGCTGCCGTATTGTCAGGATCAATACCTCTGCGAGATGGAGTGCCGTCTTCGTTGACGAACCGCTCAAACACAAACAAGTCGGTTTCTTTAACTTGATTCCTAGATTTTCTGTCTTCAAACTGATCTAGTGTACCTGTGACTTCTACTTCAGGTAAACCAAAGATATCAAGTACAATCTTTCCGTCAGCGCAGTCTTGTGGTAGACCTCCGCTTGGTACGGTTGGTGGGAAGATTCTTAGACCAGGACCAACATCCGCTTCAAGATACAGGATTCCATTGGAGTTTGGAATCAGTTCCTTGATGCCTCCAAGTGGCTTTATGTCGTACACGCGCAGAGGATCAACAGCAGCAATGATGTTGTTTGTTGCTGTATACCATTCGTAGAAGGTATCACCAAGAGACAGAGGACTTAGCGGAGTTTGCCACGGTCTTTCTCTGGGACCGCACGCTCCCGTGACTTCGCAATCAAAACCTTCCAATGAACCAACAATGACAATCTTTCCACCAATGATCTCTGTATCAGGATCATCTGTCTTATGACGATAGTACAGAACATCTGGTCCGCAAGCGGGAACACGGAATGCTAGATTCGGACAAGGACTGCATCCACCTCCTCCGCACGGAGAGTTTAGACAACTGCCTACTGCACCAAGTGCTGGCAAATATTCGGCAGAGTATCCAATCGAAGTTGCATCTCTGTAGACTATAGCACCGTCTTCGGGGTCTGAACCTGTAAGCACATATTCAGATTCGCCGTTTGGTGAAGTTGAAATAACGATTGGATACGCTGCGTTAGACGGGTCTTGCTGTCTGAATACAACCCATTGTCCGCGTAACACATAAAGCGTGCTTCCAAATCCACAAGAAATAGTATCTGAAGTGTCGTAGTGATCGCCAGAGATTGGAGCAGGCCATCTGATAAAGAAAGAATCTTCTAGAGTGGTTCCTGAGTTGGATGTGTCTTTGCGAACAAAGACATCAACCAAGAAAGCATTGCCTGTAACATAGTTGTCAAATGTCGCTACTCCTGTCAGACCAGTAGTAGAATCATCACACCTGCAAAGTTGAAACGGAGCGCCTGGTTCAGGTGTTGGTGTGGGTGGTGGAAACGGAGGTTCGCAGTTTCCTGTTATGTTGATATCTGGGCAGGTTGACATCGGGTATTCCTATGCTATGCGACTATGAGTTGATTATTCTTCTCCAAAACCAAGATCAGATGGTGAAGGTGTCGGTGTCGGTGTTGCCGATGGTGGAGGAGTTACTGTCTTTGTAATGGTTGGAGTTACAGATGGTGTTATTGGAGTTACAGATGGTGTTATTGTCTTCGTAATGGTTGGAGTTACAGATGGTGTTATTGTCTTCGTAATGGTTGGAGTTACAGTCGGAGTCGCAGCAGCAGACTGAGAAACTTCAAATATGCGTGTTGGTGTAGGTGTAACCGAGCGAGTTACTGAAGGAGTTACTGTCTTTGTAGGTGTTGGAGTTACTGTTCTAGTAGGTGTTGGTGTTGGTGAGCATATTGGATAGCATCCAACCAATCTTGCAACAGTTGCTTCTAGTTCTGCTACTCTTGCCGTGAGATTTTCTATGGTGTCTACAGATAGTCTACTTGATGTCTTTGCTGCTCGTTTTGCTGCAATGGCAGCGACTGTTGCAGTATCTGGCACACTCTGTAATCCAGTACCAGTATCCAATCTTACAAAACCGCTCTCTTCGGCAATTGCTAGTGTTGCTTGAGTGGCATTTGATGCAGATGCAATGTGATCGCTTACTGTTACTACTGAACCAGTTTCATCTGATACAGCAACTACCACGGAAACAGCAGCAGTAGACTCCACTCCAAGAGTAGTGGTGGTTTGTTGGGTTAGTTTTGGGTTTGTCGATGCTGCCATGTGTTACACCACCCCTATTACTCTTAGGTCTTTAACTTTCGGAACAACAGTACCTGTGTTGCTGTACAGCACAATCTTGATGGCATATCTAGCAAACGGTGTGGCAAACTGCTGATACAACTTGGTGTATCCTGTAGACGGAACCGTGGACGGTGCGCCTGGATAGTAAACTTCTGGCAAACTGAATGAGTATTCTGAGAATGTAACCTCGTCTGTTGCGGTTTGGTTCACTTGCAGGGGATTCATTTCCATCTTCATCCAGTTCAAGTCATCAAACGGAACATCCGAGTCTGGTGTTTGAATCTTTGCCCATACTTCAACTTTGGTTTTCACAATACCACCGTCTACGCCAACAATCTCGTAGTTTGGAAGATTGGCACTCAAATACACCTTGAGATCGTCACATTCTAATCCGCTGTTCAGATCAACTCTACGAGAAATGTAACGGCTAACGGGCCGCGCAGGATCGTCTACTTCGTACAGCGGTCGCGCTGAGAACTCTTCTGTGTAGTTGTCGGTGGCGTCAGGATCACCAATCAGGTTGTCAATGCAGATCATGCTCAACCGCTCGCTGTCAACGCAGGGAGAAAGAGTAGCATCGGTGTTGGTGAACTCCATTACAAGTTTACTGTTGGCGCCCATAGTTACTGCTCTAGGTCTAAACGAGAAGTTTTCGTTTAGAGGAACGACTATTTCTGCCGATGTTGCTGTTTCTTTCACATACGCTGTAACTGTTCCTGTTTCAAACTTCAGCAACTGTGCTATGATCTTTGCGTTATCTGTCTCGAAGGTTTCTCCTGTTGCGAATCCTTCCACACCTGACACGGGATTGAACACGATTTGCAGAGGCTCTGTTGTTGTCTTGAACACGCAAGTATTCAAAGCAAACATCAGGTCTGCATTCTGATCTGCACTCCATGTGCTTGCGTTCTGTGACTTGAAGAACACACCTGCATACGGTTGCTGCGTGATTCTTGCTCCACCAGCACCCAATGCAGTTTCTCCCATTTCTGCAATGTAGCATTCATACTCGTTGCTGTTGCTCATTACCACAATCGAATACTCGCCTGGAATCAAGTACACAGGTGAAGAGAACTTGAATCTAGTGTATGTTGCCTGATTGTTGATATTGGGAGCGTCTGATCCATCAGATGCCAATGCTTCTGTTATGCTGACATCCTCTGCATTCATCAATACCTCTGCAAAGGGAAGTATCGCAGACGAGTGTGGATAGCCATTAACCGTTGGTCTGATTTGAACACGAACTGGCGGAGCAGATTCTCCAGTTGGCTTGTTCTTGAAGAACAAATCAACGCTGTGCAACCATACTCCGTTTGGATTCTTAGCAACATCTACCAAGAAGGTCTGTGCTAGTGGGTCTGCCCAACGGATGCTGCTAGTCGAATCTGTCTGAACTCTAGTAACCACATCTCTTACTACACGATCTTCTGTCACAGTCTGTCGCGTGATCTTTGGAACGCGAGTAGAGACTATGGTATTTTCCTTAGTCTGTAGCAGTCCTTGAGCAAAGTAACTTGCATCTCCCGATGTATTGCTCTTTGAAAGATCGTTGGTTGGATCGTCTGTTAGTCTGAACTGTCTTTCGCCAGTCTTGAACACTCCACCAGGCAGTCTAAACTCAATCTCTATCTCACCAGCCGAGTTGGTTCTAATAGGATTTGATGGAGTAATGGCGTTACCAACAGAGTCGTAGCAATACTTGTTTACTAGGGTGTTATCAAAGAAAGCATACAGAACTGTGTTTGGTTTCAGTCCCTTACCGACGATAGTGATGGTTCTTTCTCGGATGAAAGGTATCACACTAACATCGACAATTCTATCTCCAAGTTCTTTGGTAACGCGCTGCGGTGTAATGGTTAACTTTACACCCTCTCTAGTTTGCTTTCTGTCGATTGTTTCTGTTACTAGACTTGTGCGGGTAGTGGTTGTTTCTGTTCTTCTACGCATCACTCTATCTGGCGCGCGTCGAGAGTGAGGAGCATCCAAGAATCTACTGCTTGTCTTTTCTGCAAGCGTTTCTGTAGTTGAAGCGCGAACACCAGACCATGTGGTTTCCCAATCATTCCATTGGGTTCCAAATGCATTTTGCATTCCTAACCATGCGTCATTTTCGCCTTCTAGGTTGATGTTCACCGCAGGACGAGTATTTGTGTCTACCCAAGTATCGCTACTTGGAGCAAGGTTTACAGTTCCTAGCCAACTAACCACATCGAACGGATTTACGCTGATTGCTCTGCTTGCCAGCGGTTGTACAATGTAGCGATTTGGAGCAGAATCATCGTAAGCCAGGGTAACTACACCATCGGGTGAAACGCTAAAGTTTGTGTTACCTGTTAGATTGGGAACGAAAGCAACATTCTTGGTTGCAAATCGTGGGCGAAGATGCCCATTTGCAAAATCCATAGAGCATGAGTAATACGGACTGAATACATTGCCAACTCCGTGTCCCTTAAAGTTGTCAACGAAGATTCCATTCTTGATTCTCTCTGCTCCTCCAAGAGCAGGATCAGGAATAGAAAGTTCTGCTGCTTCTTTCTCTAGCAAAGTGAGCGTAGTGTAGTACTCTACCCGTTCGATACGCTTTTCTAGTTTGGCGATATCGCTCATAGTGTATCGCTTGTTGTCAATGTAATCCACCGTTACATCTTCTGGACCAAAGGTGTACTGAGGAAGCAGAATGTTGTAAAGAGACATTGACTCAGGAACATCCTTTGGAGACTCAGGGCGAATGCTCGGAATACCCGAAACAATATCGAATGTTCTGTTCTTGAGCAGAACCAGTTTGTCTCTTCTAGAAGTATAGAACTGATATGTTATGGTTGGTCGTATTCCACTTGCTCCCAATCTAGGCAGAATGGTTGCAGAGTCTCCGCGTTGAGCAGCAGGAACCATGTTTCCGTTACTTTCTGCAATCAGCGAGTTGTCTCGGAATGGGCAGTCTGTATCCAATGCGTGTGGTCTGTTTGTTGTGCCTGGAATTGTAGGATCAACGGTTTCGACCGACTCAGCAATAGCATACGCAACTCTGGCTGGAGTGCAGTTTTCTCTAGAAGGTCTGTAGTCGATGCAGTTTCTTAGTTCGTATGTTGAACCGTAAACTGGACTAGTATACAGCGGAATGTCTTCGTACTCGTTAAAGAACGGATGATGGTCTTCGTGAGTGTATGAGTTTATCGTGAATGGTCCGCTTCCGCTGTGCTTGAAGAACTTGAAGCGCACAAACAGAGTGTAATCAACAAATCCGCCAGAGTTTCTAAAGAGGTTTGGTAGTTCTGTCTTTAGTTTTCTGAGTGTTGCTTTGCTTATTACTATCTTTCCGTGGTCATAGAAGTTGTCGGTTGCCCCACTTATAGACTCGAAGTATGCCGTGATGTCTCGCTTTCCGTTGTGAACCATACCAGTAGTATCGTTCACCGTGTTGTCCCAAGCAAGAACCTCATCAACCGAGATGATATCTGAGAATCCTAGACTAGTGATATACTGTTCTGGCAAAGAACTACCGTTGAAACCATTCTGATTATTGGTGTCATCGTCGTCGCCTGTCCAATCGTTCCAAATATTAGTTCCTTCCGAGAATCCGTCTTCTACATTGAAAGGATCGAACGAGGTGCTGTTGTTTTGAGCAAACAGTCCGTCCCAGTTTTGTAGTGGAACGCGGAAGTATCCGTCCGAGTCAAAGTACTTTTCCCATTCTTCCTTGTACTGATATTCGTTTACTGTAGTTGCCGTTTTCTTTCTGAGGTTTGTAGTTGTTACTCCAGTTCCAACGCTCTGGCAGCGCACGGGTGCCTCTAGGCTGAATGTTCCTGTGGGCGCTGCACCCTGATAGATCACATACAGGGTCTTTCCATCTGAACTGGTTGCTGCCTGTATATCAGACGGTGGAATGTACTGGTTTGTGTTTGTGTTAAAGATCAGCAGATCGTTTAGCGTATCGACGCTTACATCGTAGTAGGTGCCTGCACCCAATGCGGTGGACAGTTGCGAACTAAGACTAGTTGTGGTTCCACGGTTGAAGGTATACAGCGTTTTGTTTTCGCTTGCTGTGTTTGTGGATTGAGCATTTGCCACAACACCAGGCAGCGTAGTGGTATTGCAGAGAACTACAAGAGTACCGTAGTTCTTCCATGTAAGGCCTGGTGTATTGATTGCTGCTGTTCCATCTCCTGCAATGCTCAGGGTGTTTGCAAATGTTTTCTTGCAGTCGTACTGCGTTGTTGCAAAGGCATCAATGCCCTTAACCGAGCATAGTGTTGGTAGATCAAACAGGGCGATATTTGCTTTGGGAGCAAACAGAATCGTATCGTAGTAGTAGATTGGTGTTTCTGAAGGTGGTTGGTTTGTTACTGGATCAATCACCTCGTACTTGATGGTTCCTCCAGTTCCTGCAGGACCGCCAGTCAGAGAGATATTGAAGAGTTCAATAGACCCTCCCATTTCATCTCCAGTAATTACCGTGTCTTCTACATTTGCATAGCGATAGCGGATTTGGTCAAAGTCTGTGAAGTATCTGCCTGGAATCACATCAACATCGCACAGGAACACATTGATATTGTCAGACTCTCCTGTATTTGTAACTCCTCGTACTCTTGCAGTACCGATCAATACATTTCCAGGACCAGTAATCGGATCGTTTGGTTCCAATCCGTCTGGGCGCAAGGTGTTCCACAACTCAACCTTTGGTAGAGAACTCCAAGAAGGCAGCACCAAACTATCGGGACCTGTAACATCTCCCGTGATTGGCGCTTGGCAAATCACATAGTTTCCTATTGCGAATTGAACAGTTTCACCAACAGAAGACTCTGTATCTCTTGCCTTGTCTACGGTCAGATACTTTGTGTTCTGATTGTCAAACTCGTATCCGTAGATGTAGGCCTTTCCAGTACCAACACCGATGGAGAGTTTGCTCTTGGCATCATTAACTGCCGCTCGTATCTCTTCCGATGTTGGGTCTTGCTGCGGATTTGCACTAGCCCACTCGGGATGGAGTCTCCCCAATGAGTACTTTCCTGCAAATCTGCTGTCTGTGTAGGTTCCAACATGAGGAAACTGGGTCTTGTACAGTACTTTACTGCCTCCCTGTTGAGGCAATACTGTTCTAGGAGTCGATCCTTCGGCTGGAGTTATTACCGTATACAGAGATGGCTCTACATCTTCAACTGTCGGAATTTCTGAGGTGTAGAACGCGAGGCCTCCGCTTTGTGAAACCGATTCTGATACAATGATATCGCCCTCTGCGGGAGTTCCCCAAAGAACATACAGCAAGGTTGTTCCGTAACCTTCTTCCTTGAAATCAACTTCACCTTGTCTTGCCAAGAAAGCGTCTGAGTCAGAAACAATACCCTTCCACGCCAATGCTCCGCCGCGATATCCGTACACACTCAAATCCTGTGCATAGGAATTCTGCGAACCTGCTCCGCCTGGAGAAGAAACTGTATACTGAACAGTATCAATTCCAACATACTGCTTGTAGATCGAGAACGGAGTTTCTTGCTGATTTACCGTCAATAGTTTGTCGGGATTCAGTCTTAGGATACAGACTTTTTCATCATTGAAATACTCTTGAATATCGACTTCAAATGGTTTAACTGTGTACGATCCTGATTCGTCGTAGGTTCTTCTAGCAAGAGTTTCTTCCAACTCACTATAGACAGGATACTTCACAGAATAGCGAACAACCCCATCAACGACTCTCGTTAGTTCGATGAAGTTTTCTGTTTTGTACTGGTCAGAGTCTGACAAAGAATCAAGATTGGTAAACGGAATCTGATCCAGTATCAGATCAACTTTGTAGCGATCTGCGCCAGGTGCAGCGTAGTTGTACGATCCGTATGCAGGATCAAGAAGAGTTTTGTCGTCGTCTGCATTGATTACTTCGCGGTTAATGGTAAAGCCAACACGGACAGACGGATACTGGAACAGTCTTACACCAGTAAGAGCATTCAGAACAGTTGAATCTGATCCAGTTACAAATGTCCATCCGATGCTGTTTGAATCTGGTCCTGGAGCAGAAGACCATTCTGCCTCGACAGCATCAGTTCCTTGCCAGTCTCCACCAAACACAGTACTTCCAAGTCTTGCAGACCTGTATAGTGCTTTGGTTTGAGAACTTGCTAGAACAAAAGCACCGTCCACATAGTAGATACCATCTCTGTTGGAAATGAGTTGTGCTTTTCCAAATGTTGCTATTGCTCTTTCTACTTCTGCTTCTGTGCCTACTCCACCAACATCTTCTCCGAAGTTCTTGATGCGGCAACGAATGTCCGTAGCAACCTCTTGATTGGAGTCGTCCACCACAGAGTACACGGTAAGCACTTTGCCGGCGCCTGTTACCAGTTCGTATAGGTCTTGTAGTGTGGAAACATTCTGCAATTCACCTGTTGATGGGTTTATCACAGTTGCAGTATTCAGATACTCAACAAACAGCACATGGTAGTTGTCAGGATACAGACCGTCATTGGTTCCGTCTGCGTCTAAGTCTGTGTTTGCAGCGATTGATGCTTCCGCGTGCAGCACCTTCATTTTGAGTTGTGGAGAACCGCTTACTCCACCAGTATTGGCAATAACCTTTCCAATAAACTTGGTAGGATCAACTGCAACCTGATCCGTGGTTTCCGTACCAGTAATGGTTGTGTACACGCGAATAAAGTTCGAGTCGATCAGAGCCAACTGACCGTCAACAACAGGACTTCCATCCTTAAACACATGATTGGCAAATCTACTGATTTGCTTCTGTAGAACCGTTTGCAGTTGAGTCAGTTCTCTTGCCTGTAGAGCGTATCCAGGCTTGAACAGCATCTTGATGAACTTCTTTGCATCTGAGTAGTCATCGTAATACGGAAAGCCTGCAAATTGTGTTGGATCTATTTCTGCCATTCTTAGTCCTTTAGAACCTTAGAATCAACTTGAATTCCTCAAGTCGCTCAGGATTACGGATAATTGCCCTTGTGTTGTCTATGTATACCACTTCTCCGCTGCCTATTTTGAGATCAGGCTTGGTAACATCGGGAGTTGGTGAAGCGTAATCGGGGTTCTCTGCAACCTCAAACAAAAACTGCGGTTGTCCGTTTTCGTCGCTTCCAAATCCAATCAGAATGCCTTGTTTAGTGGATTGGTCAAACAGAGGGAATGTGCGATTCCATCCACGGGCGGAAGTGAGTTCCAAATACACTTCTTGGGTTCCTCCGCCTTCTTGTACCGTGTAGTTAACCACAGAAGCAGTACCGATATCCGAGTATTCTGCGTTTGTTGCTCCAGCCGTTCCTGTTACCAGTTGCAGGATGCGAAGAGTGCTGTCTAGGGACAGATACGACACGCTATTTTCATCAAACAGGGATGGATTGCTGTCTATGCCTAAGGTGTTCACGCGGAAAGTTTGGTTGTATGTGGTTCTGTTTACCGTTTCTCTCTGAGGATCGCCAGAAACCACTCCAACATTCAGTTCTCTTACTCCAGTTGAACTTACATTGGAGTCTGTTAGCAATCCCGAATATCCGTTTGCTGTTCCTACTTGAATCACTCTTTCACCTGGCACAAAGTTTCCATCGGAATCAATGGTTGCTCCACGGAATCTTCCGTTAACATCACTCAGAATCAGATATCCGTCTATACCAAGCGGACCAACTTCCCATCCAATGATTCTTGCAGTTGCCAACGATTCCACACCAACGATAAACTTGCCAGCGTCGAATGTTTCGTCGGTGTACCCCAATGTTGGTACAAAGTTGTCGTCTTCTTGGAACCAGTTGTACTGTGGTCCAAGATACTGACCGTTTGCGTCCAATCCAGAGATTGCCTTGGTGGAATCGTTGATAAACACAGAATCGTCTATGGGTTCTAGGTACAGGTAGCCAGTTGGATCGCCTCCAGTTACTGAATCACAGCATTCTCCCTGCGATACGGATACTGGAGGTAGCCATCGCACAACAATACCCTTTGCTCCGCCAACCTGACTAACCAGTTGTCCTGTCTTGAAGTCTCCACCTATTGCTGTATAGGTGTGTCTGTCTGCAACAGCAGAAGATGAGAATTTGATCTTTACCACAATGACTTCTGGCTTAGAAATTCTCAAACGGTATCCGTCAATATCAGCAGTTCCTGCGAGTTGTCCCACAAGATCGCCTCTGCCTATTAGTGGATTTCTGATAAGACCAAACTGCCTAAAGTTGTTAATGCTTGGCAAATCGCCTGCGATTCCTGCCCGTGTTGAACAGAAAATCATCAACTCGCTGTTGCCTAGTTCAGTTACTGCATTCGATCCATGTCCACCAGGCGGAGAAATTACAGCACGAACAACTGGTCTTCTCACCGCAGGTCCTACTCGAATCGTAGCGTTTGTGTAATTTTTGCCACCACGAAGTATCTGAATGTCTTCTATCTGATAGGTGACATCGCAATTAGCACCAGTTACCTCTTCCATTTTGCACAGTAGTTGACAACCAGTTCCATCTCCGTACACCTTTGCTGTTGGCAGCAACTGGAATCCTGTTCTACTCACACCAGACGCTTCTTCAGAAACAGAAGATATTGGGCGTATCAGAGGATCTTTTAGAGTCAGTTTTAGCAAACCTCCGACGAATTCCGAACCAAGTATCTCGCAGATTTGTCCTGCACCCATACCTTCCGAGAAATAGATGCTGTAACCAACCAACGAGTTTGCTTGACTGATGCGAAGACCTGCGGGGTTGATAAGCACTTCGGTTGCTCCAATGTAGGCAGGAGCAGACACATATTGGTTCAGAGCAATGCTAGTGAACGGGAAACTGTCTCCAAGAGACTCTAGAATCACATTCTCTATGCTTCCAGGCACAGCAGAGTTCTGTACAGCAAGTTGTAAAGACCGCACATTGGAAGTTCCGCCGCTGAAGCCAAATCCTTCTTCTACAAACTCTACTGGAATCTTGGTATCGGTTGCAAACTTGTAATACAGATCGTCAGGAATCTGATACATGAACTTCCAACGGTATCCGTCAGAAGTGCAAAATGTGCTTGTCGAAGTGGATGTTGGTTGAACTGTCGATGGCGAGTCGTTTCCGTTCGAGATACACTTGTAGACTTTGTTTTCTGATGTACACACATAGAACTGCTTGGGACTAAACGGATTTGCCAAATTTATTGAGTCGTCATACTGGGTGTATACAACACCGCTTTGCCATTGATTTCTTGGAATAACCAAGCAAACATCCGATCTACCGATACGAATGCATCCCATCATGTCCAACCAGGCGTCCAAGTCGCTTCTAACGCAGTCCACCACCAAGTTTGGTCTATTCTCGTTTTCCCACTCTGTATTCTTTCCAAAGAACAAGAAGTAGCGAGATGGTGATAGGGCGTCAAAGTCATCAAGAAGACTTTGAGCCATGGTTGATCTGAATGCGTTTCTGATGCGTGTATCGAATGCCATCTAGTTCTGCCCTCTGTGTATCTATGCTCTATTGCGTTGTGGTTGATGTCGAAGCACCAGTTTGGCCAGAAGCATTGTTTGTTTCGGCATCACCTGCTGTTGGCCCTCCTAACGGAATAACACCTCTAGGCACTCCGCTAGGACTTGCGTACTGCGCTTCCTCTGGCACAAAGTCATCTGCCTCAAAACCATCAAACTTGTTAATGTCTGGAGTAAATGTGTGGAAATAGCGGCCGTCTTCCATGTGGAAGAAGTCGTTCAGCACTATGCATCCGAAGCGCGTAAAGGCAGGAACTAGAGTACCGTTGCTGTTGTAGCATCCTGATAGCGGGATATTTGTGTATCCTCTGCTGTTTGGATGGCTATAGATTATCCAGTACGGTGCGCTCAAGCAGCAACCAGGACCAGTTCCTGTGCATCCTTCCCAAACTTCGTGTTTTGCCTGCAACTCTTCTGTTCCCGTACATCCACCAGTAATGTTGTTGGTGAAGATTTGCTCTTCATCTGTCAGGTTATGATCTTGCGGCAAGCACCATACATTGTGTACGCCTTGAATCAGACCTTCCGATAGAGGATTGCCAGCAGGATCGTGTGGAACTTGTCCCCATTCAATTGCAGGTCCGATACTCGGATTGTATCCTTCGGGATACAAGTCTATTCCTGCACTATTGTTTCTCAAGTTCTCGTAGGTCTTTACTCGGTAAGGAGTGTAGTGACCAATGATGGGGTCTTCGTATGTTAGTACGAAGGTTCTGTCGTCTACTCTGTATCCCGAAATTCTGTACAGGTACTGCTGTGCAAACACGGCCATTCCTGCGGGGTGGATGAGTTTCTTGATGGTTTCCACCCATCTATCAAATGACTCTTCTGTTTTAACAACATACGAAAAGTCCTGATAGAAATAGTTGTCTTGCAGTTTCTTTTTGGATGACGGATGGCCGTCATCGTTCACATAGTATCCGTAGTCTGTAAGAACTGCTCCGAATACGGGAGTAACCCGTAGTCCTCTTCCGATTTCTGAGCGCACTACTGCTTTCCAATCTGATGGATTGTAGTTGACTCCTGTATCAAGCACTCTGAATTTTCTAGCAGGTCCTCGAGCGTCGCTTTCTCCAGTTTTGCTGAAGAATGGACTGTTGATGTAGTCGATCTCTGCAATTTCTGCCTTGGCACCTCCACCTTCGGCGAATCCATACGCCTTGGTAGGAACAAGTGTCACGGAATCACCTATGCGATACAGGTTCCATCTCTGCGGGAATGTGGTTTCTCCAGTATCGCAGATTTCAAATCCAGTTAGGATGGTGTAGATGGTTTCTATTACGCTTTCGTAGCCAGATACTTGTATATCTGCTTGTTCATTTGCAGCAAACGAACCAAACAGACCTTGTAAAACGAGTTCTGTTACTTCGTAGCCGTTTTGCGTGTATTGGATGATGTCTTTGATTGTGGCATACGCACGAAGTTTTCCAGCACTATCTCTTTGCGAAATAGTACCTCCGTTGTACTGAAACAACTTTCTGCCGTTTCTAGATGTCACTTTCATCTTGTAGAGCGTGTTCCACTTTCCGTCAGAGAGTCTGAGGATATCTGTCTTTGGATAGTAGATTTCTGCGTAAGTGTTGTACAAGATCGTGAACAGGAACTTGTAAGCCTTTTCCGTTCCTTTGGCCTTGTAAAACGAACGAATGTGCTTCATCAGTTTTCGTTCGTCAAGTACAGCACCAGTTGTTTGATCGAATGCCAGTTCTTTTGGAAAGTTCTTCAGATACTCTTCTCTGAAAAGAGACACAAACGAACTTAGGCTGTTGTCAATGTCTCTTTGATCCAACAAGGTAAGAGGAGACAGTCTACGACCTTCTTCCTGTGTCTGTAACCATTCAAAGTACGCTTCCATGAATGCAACAAACATCGGGTGATCCGATGCAACAAACTCTGGAACTTGTCCCGAAACAAAGTGTTTCAGTACGCTATCGTAGCCTTGCATTAGTTACCTCAGCAGTTGTTTTTCTTTGCCGGTTGAGCAATGTTGTTCGTCTGTGATGCTACTGGAGTAGATGTTGTGTTTGTCTGCGATGGTGTGATCTTAGGAGGATTCTTAGCAACAGCAGGAGACTTCAATGCGTTTGTAGATGTCTGCACATCTACAGTATTTGCCGTTGGGTCTTCTGTGTTTGTCGTGAACAATTGATTCTTACTAGCGGCCAACTCTCCGTAATTCGATGGTTGTCCGAAAATCTTGAACAGGGGATTTTCGCCAGCAAGACCTGAAATGTTGAAGTTTGGAAGATCAACCTGACCACTACTGTAGTTTACTTTGCCTGCATTCTTCTTAAGAACTCTAGTCTTTTGAGTAGTTGTCGTTCCTCCCGATGTATTTGGTAGAGATTCGTATGTTACTACGCTTACTCCTCCAACCTTATCGTCAACAAGATACGCTACCGAATACGGAGAATCAAAGTTGACTTTGGCTGGATCAAAATGCAAGAATGCATTGGTACTCAATGTACCTGATTGCAGGGGGTTTGAAAATGCTACTGTGTAGTTACTGTCTGTTCCGTATACAGGATTGACCTGCTTTTCTAGAGTTACAAGAACGCTACTTCCTTGAATGCTAGGATCGGTTGCGTCTATAACAGAAGTCAGTCTCGACAGCAGGAGATTTCCTCCGAACTTTCCTAGATTCTGTGTTACATACGATTCGATTACGCTCTTCACCAACTGCTTAATCTCCGTTATGGATTTGGCAGTTTTTGCTGTGTTCATCTTTAGTGTGGTTTGGAATCTGAGATAGGTGTAATCGGGATCGACTATCTCGGGTATAACACCAACCACATTGTACTTTTTCAGAATACCGCTCTTGATTGCTTCTTTTTCTTGATTGGTTAGTGTTGTTCCCTTGACAGGCTTTATGGAAACAAACACTCTTCCGTATACTGGTGGTGTGTTGTCCTCTCCACCCCAAACATAGATGGACTCTGCAAACGGATAGTCTTTTGCAAGTGTAAAGGCGTAGTCTTCTACTGTTACTGCTCTGTCTTGTGCCTGGAATCCTCTAGGTGCGTAGTACTTGATAGACTGCACGGACTCTCTAGTTGCTCCACCCAAAGCAGGAGAAACTACTACAGTTTCGGTACTAGCAGGGAAAGATGCCCCTTCCAATACAAACGCTCGTAGGTTCTCTGTTTCGTTTGCACCGATATCGTTTGCCTCTGCGGGATTGTTGGAAGTCACCAAGTACTCTAGAATAACAACATTGCCGTTTTTCAAACCCTTGCCTACAATATCATCTCCAAAGTAGATTTCAAACTTTCGGTTTTCGGTTTCTTGTACGAAGTAAACCTTGCTATCCGATCCTAACTGTAGAGGATCAGTAACCAAGGTCCAGTATTCGTCGTATCCTGATATGTCGGTGGTTGCAGCCTGAACTCTAACTTTAAGCGTACTGATATCCACATTCTCCTGTGGTATTACGAACTTCTGTGCAGGTTTGTTTGTTCTATCAACGATGAAAGTAGATACTGTTGCTCTTCCTTCTATGGCCTCTAGTTCAGGAATCCAATAGGATGTGGTGATGCCGTTGACATCGTATTCCTTTGGTTCGAGTTTGTACATC